TCTTATTCCTCCCTTGGCGGCACACAGTACCGCCTAGGTCGCACCATATCGCGAGAAGGTATTTCTATGCCGATCGCGCGGCAAACCGCGCTCCCGGCCGACATATTAAATAAAGAAGGGTGCCTCCATAGTACCATGAAAAAGGGTGAAAGTGATGAAAATGAAAGTAAATCTGAAGAAGAACGAGAATTGAAGTATCGTTTGGCCCGTGAAGGTTGCACGATCCGTCTAGAGAAGCGCATTATAGCCCTAGAGAGGGGGCTAGAGGCCGTCTTGAGGCGTTTGGAGGAGTCCGGGCGGGCTGAGGATGAGGCTGGATGGTTCGGGAGGCCAGAGTGATGCAATGGAGCCTCGCTCATTGGACTCAATATCTACGGGAACCGAATGTCTGGGATTGTTTTGAACATTGGATTGAGATTGATAACAAGGATAGATCCTGGGCTAATTGTATCGGTTGCGATCATCTCTTTCGGGAGCCCGGTTGGAGATACCCGGAATTCCAGGATCAGTGGACTTGGTCAATAGGTCGAAATTGGATGGGTTCCCATGAGAAGAAGCCCGAGTATATGTGGCAACCCGGTTATCCCGCGAACAATTCGTGGAGGCATCTAACTAAACTTAGGGGCCAAGGTGGATGGTGGCATTTCTAATGGCACAGAGGACCATCCCCTACAGTTTCTCGCTCTCCCAAAGGGCGGGAACCATCATCGACCAAATCCCCAACGCAGGCCGAGGCAACCGTGGCAAGTCTGCGAACGTCTCGATGGCCATCGAGTGGTTCTTCACCTCGCCAGTCTTTGGCAAGGAACTTCTTGGGGAGGGAGATGATGGCTATGACCTCTACGCCGGTCCACAATGGACGGGTAAGTTGGTGAAGTCCTCCCACGGGATCGCTTGTCCTCTCGACATCCTCGACAAGCTTGAAGCTGTGTATAAAGAAAAGAGCGAACTTGAGGCTAGATTGGCCTCAAGACCCCCTATGGTGAGGGCACGCCGATCTCTACTGGCCCGAATCCTATCACGAATGCGAGCATGGCTACTAAGGCGATGACGATTCTTGTCCACGTCCACATGAGCTGTGGGTCATCCGCGATGGGATCAGCTGCCGACATTCTGACTCTTGCTCCTCACCATTGCTAGAGCACCCCGCCATTCGGAGAATTCGTACTTCTCAAACTTGATGATGTAGTTAATGGCAAAACTACCGTCTGAACTATGGCCTCGGATGAATAAATCCTCAACTATTAGATTATCCTCGTCAACGACAGTGTACGCCGGCCCTCTCATGCCGTCGTTATCGTTGGTACAGCCCGACCAAGCAATCTGAATGTTATCGGACCAGTCCCAATCATTGTTTCCCGCTCCATCAGAGTCCATGTAAAGAGTTCCTGCGACTTCGTGATTGCCTGTGATCTGTTGAGGGCCGACCTCGAACGCCACGACCCTATAGCCAGTATCGAATCTTCCGTCGAAGAGGGATATTTGCTGTGTAACTTGATGGGCAACCGTGCCCCGAGCTGTGTATTCACCAATCTTCTTCATTTCTTCGCCGCCTTGTGTGCTGCCTTCTGTGTACGCGCGAAGCCGCCCGCCTTCCAGCCCCCGTTCTTCTTCTTGTTCTTCGGTGCTATCCGCTTGAACGCAGCTCCATATCTTCTGGAGTAGGCCGAACCCTTCCTTGATGGCTTCGAGGAAGGGGTCGACTTGCGAGATGCCCGACGGCGTGGTGCTTTGCGTATGAGGTCTTCATACTCCTCGGTACTCAGGGTGACGGTCCCCATGGGACCATCTCACTGTTGGCTCAGGGCTAGAGCCGTGCTAGAGGCTTGGGTTGCGTTCTCGAGGGTGCATTCCAGAATGACCCCTATAGTGAGTTCTCCAGAGTCTAGGGCATTGCTCTGATTTGTCCCCAAAAATAACGAGTCAACTGCGATGAGGCTGCCTCCTGTCCAAGATTGCGGATTGACATCGGGGGCTTCGCCAACAAAAATAGTTCTAGTTCCATCAGTGAAGATGTCCAAACCGCCTGAGGTGATGACGCTTTTATCGGAACCCGGGTACACTACCGCTGCTTGTGACTGTGTGCAGATTTGCCAAACGACTTTGGAGTTAGTCGCTGTTTCGTTGATCGCCTGAGCTGGATTAGAAGTATCTAGGTAAGACACCGCAACATTGTGAATTCTGAGCAATGTGCTCTTGCTCACTCCAAGGTTCACGAAGGAACCTAGGTCAATCTCGCTTTGTGCATATGTTCCGCTATTGGTTACAACTTCCGCGCGGATAAAGAATGGATCACTCTTCGCCATGGTTTCCACTGGAAAAATCTAGTCTATGAACCTGCGCACTACTAGAAATCTTCTTATTCCTCCCTTGGCGGCACACAGTACCGCCTAGGTCGCACCATATCGCGAGAAGGTATTTCTATGCCGATCGCGCGGCAAACCGCGCTCCCGGCCGACATATTAAATAAAGAAGGGTGCCTCCATAGTACCATGAAAAAG